TTTTTGCCTTCAACTTGAAGTTAGCACCTTGCCAGAAATCAAATGGATCAATTGCTTCTTCATCCTCAAACTCAGGTTGCATTGCTGCAGTTAGTTTGTCAAAGATTTTCTTACCATACTTGTATAAGAATACTTTACCTTCGTTCTCAGGATTAGCAGGATCCTTCACAACATAGATGTTACTGATGTAAGTAAGTTTACGCTTTTGCCTACGAGCAGCATCTTTACCAGCATCTGTGCCATTGTTCCAGAGTGTAGTATTAAACTCAGAAACAGGATCCTTCTGACCTAAAGTAGTCAAAGAATTTTCAATATACCAACCACCAGGACCTTGGAAGGCATGGGAGTATAGTTTTACAAATGGTAGATCCTCACCATTGGGAGCAGGTAGGAAACGAATGACGGCATATCCATTACCGCTTTTATCACATTCTAATTTCCATAAACGGTCATCTTGATTACCGTTAGTGTTATTCATTTTTTCGACTTCTTTCACAAGTTTTTGTGTGAGAGAGCCTAGTTTAGATTGCTTTTTTAGATTAGCAAACGACATTTAGTTACCTCGGATTTAATTGGATTAATTGGATGTTTAGATTATAGCAAATAATTGAATATTAGTCAACATGCTTCTTTAAATCATTAATGGTTTTATCCATACCATCAAATAGTACATTTATATCAGTTCCTGCAGGGAATCCCATCATAACAACTGATTGTTCTATTTGATTTTTTAATTTAAGAGCCTCAGGATCATCTGATAATGATAACCTCATATACATAATTTTTTGTTTTTCTAATAACAATTTTAACTTGTCGATATGTTCGACTTGTTCTTCAGGAGTAAGATTCATTACATTAATTATCTTACCATAGACTTCTTTTTGAAGTTCATTAATTTCATTCAATTCTTCCTGAACTATTTCAGAATCGAAAAAGTTAGTCATTTTCCTCCACTACATCAGTTTCGGAAACTTCCGTTTCTTCAATTCTACTATTTTCAATTTGCTGAAGGACTTCAATAGCACCTAATAATCGAATACGAGTATTGGTTAATGAATTAACTTGCTCTGTGACTTGTTCAAGTTGTACTGTTAAATTTTGAAGAACTTCACTGTTTTCAAGAGCCATGATTAATAACCTCCTTTAAGATTTTTTTATAGTGGAATACATTAATATTTATGAAAGGAATATATTTTTTTATCTTCATACTGACGGATTCCCACACTGGATCTTTTAATTTCTTATCAAAATTTTTTACGAAAGAAAAGACCTTTTCCAGTATCGTAAGCGTTTCTAGCGAAATTTCTCCACCCAGATACTTTTTGAGTACCACGGGATGCTTGTTCTTGGAGCAATTGAATACTTCGTTCAAGTCGTTGTTGGATAGTAATTCGTTGCTTTGTTCTTTGAATAAGTAAGTCAAACTCTGTTTGCGTCTCATCCAATCTGCGTAGTTTCTTTCTCCAGAATTGATTATTTCTCCAATCCATAGGTTTTGTGGGTTGTCTGTTATTACAAAATTTGCTAATAGAAAATCCAATATTTGTTGATCGGAATATTTCCTAGATGTTTTTTCAAACCAATACTTGTCCTTTCGTTTATTAAAGGATGCCATAGTAGCTCTCGACTTACCACCATATTTAAAAAAGTCATACTTAGGATTAGTAAAATGACTTTTCATTGAGAGATAAGTTCGATAAGTCTCAAAAGGAGTCACTTTCATTATAATGGTAGTTTTGCCCTCGATGTTTTTTTCATAAAATTAAGATTGATAGCATCATACTTTAATCTTTCTTTTAATGGTTTTGAAACTAATTTTGATATTGAATCTACCTCAAGACCATTGATTTCGCAATAGTGACAGATAGCATCAATGTAATTGAGTTCATCCTTTGCTACAATCTTTTCTATTTCAATAGCAAATTTTTGAGGTGTTAAAAATTTTTTTTCTAATGCTTCCTCTAGTTCTTTATTCGGTTCCATAGAGTTCCAATTTATCTCCAACAAATTTTCTAATATATTTGCCGAGCAGTTTGATGTACTTTGATTTGTCGTATTCTTCATAGATGACACATTCTCCATTTTCACAAGCCATGATAATTACAAGTTTTTTGACAGAAATACCTGTCAGTTCATACAACATGCATCCATATGCCATTGCCTGAACGAAATAATGTTCCACCCATTCTCTAGGTTTGGGTTTCTTAGAAGTTTTAAAATCTATTATCGACAATTCGTTGTTATATTCTGCAATACAATCAACTGTTCCCGCAATACCTAATTCCTTACTATATAGGGAACCTTCTAAAGCATAGATATTATCTATTTTATTGAGTTCACCCTTTGCAATTTTAAAGAGAAACTCTGAGATAGGTGGAACTTCTGGTAGAGTATCATTTTTTAAATAATACTCTGTGAGAGTGTGCATATCAGTTCCACGGGTTGTAGCCGCTTTCGTGATTTTATCTGCTGTCACATTACCTACCTTCTTTCGCCAATTAATAAAAATCTCTTTATTAAAATGACTGGTCACTGATGTAATAGAAACTAACTTAATTAAAGTTTCTTCATCGGGAACAGAATAATAACGAACTCCATCTATAGTCTCCCTAGAAAGTTTGGGGAGAGTCAAATCAACATGATTAAACATTACATACCTGCTTCCATTTTTGCGATAATGTACTCTTTGACAAGTCCAGAACGAACTATATCACTTATTTCAAATTCTATTATATCAAAAGATGGCATTTTACGCAAGATGTTCATAAAGTCTACGATACCATTACGATCATTTGTCTTTACTAAATCAGTTTGTCTAGCATCTCCACAGAAACATATTTTACTATTTTCACCAATACGAGTAATAATAGAATCTAATTCATGAAAATTAAGATTCTGATATTCATCAACAATGACAATAGCATTATCTAATGTAGTTCCTCTCAAGAATGAAGTGCTCCAAAACTTAATTGTATCCTGTGCTTTTAGATTTCCATATAACATCTCAAAATCTGCATCAGAAGACATCTGGAACATATACTTTACCATGTGCTTATAAGGCACTTGATAGATGTCAGATTTATCTTCATAGTCACCAGGTAAGAAACCAATTTCTCTTGTGGCAACTAAAGAACGAACAATATAAATTTTCTCATATGGACTACTTTCATCTAAAACATCTCTTAGTGCATTATAGAGTGTGATGAATGTTTTACCAGTTCCAGCACAACCATAAGCAACTAAATGTTTACCTTCTTTATATGAATTAAAAAGTCTTTTCTGATTCTCACTGATAGGTTCGATATTGACCAAATAATCACCACTCAGTGGTTTTTTTCTTTTCATTTGTTTGGTCGTCAATCCAACCCCAATCGGTTGTTCAACACCTTTTTTTCTTCTTGCCATTAGATTTTTTTTACTCTAGAACCAGGAGCTGTTTGTGCTTTTCCTAATACATCGTTCCATCCAGGTTTTGTTTTTCGTAATTTATCTCTCCAGTCTCCTACTTCTGCTGCCATTGGGCAAGTTGATGGATCACTCCAATCTCTCTTCCAATCAGGATTATCTTCACACCATTTACTCCATTCATTGACGCTCATTGCTACTTCTTTCTGTTCACCAGTTTCTTTGTGAACCACAGGATATGTTGCCATAATTAAAAAATGTTGTAAATTTATTTAGACCCACTCTAGGGCTTCTGATACAGAGGGAAATTGTTCAGTAAATACCTTTTTACATGCCTCTGCAATATCCATATGTTCCTTCTGAGTGCCATGTGCAGACCTTAGATTGATGTAATGTATCCAAGAACGACATGAACCAGTCATATAGATTCTGGTAGGAGTACAGAGTGGTAATACCATTCTAGCACATTCCTTAGCAACACCATCCTCTAGCATCTGAGTATAAAGTGCCTTAGCAGAACTAAACAAAGTAATCATCTGACGATTAAGTGTCTCTACCATTTCAGGATCCAAATCATCAGTAGAATTCTGACGATTCTTTAGATCTTGTTTACGAAGTTCTGGTAATTCTATATCACCCAATGCAGTACTAGCAGCATATCTCTGAGAGAACTCTTGGAAAGTAAAACTCCTATGTCTTAGTATCTGTGCAGCAATAGCACGAGTAGTCTCTATCTCAAGAGTCATACTAGATTGTTCAAAAACACTCCAATGATTATGATTGATGCAATACTTTAATAGTCCTGCATACTTTTCATTATCTTGATTTGACGGATTAGACACTCTGGCAATATATGCCATCATCTGCTCTGCGTCAGGAGTGATGCTTATGAGTTTTACGTTCATTTTTTACCAAATCCTTGAGGTTTTTTTCTTTTAGATTTTATCATTTCTTGTTCTAAAACAGAAAGTTGTTCTCTCATAAATTCAAGTTCTTCAGAATTATACAAATAATCCTGTTCAAGTGCCTTTTTTAAATTTTTAAACATGTCCTTAGATCTCATCCGTCATCATCCTCGAAGATTTCATCATAATCATTAATAACTGAACGTTTATCTGATACGGTAGAATAAGCATCTACATCAGAATAAACTTCTGCTTTGAGAGCATCAACTAATAGTTCTAAATTACGAACGATAAGTTTTAATTTTTCTCTTTGTGGTTCCATAATTTTTATATGGTATTTATATATTTTACACAAAAAAAGAGGGTCTGTCAAGAGACCCTCTTTATTTAAGTTTTTAACTTAACTGCAAGGAATTGCCTTGCTTTTGACCTTGAGTCCACGATACATTAGATCGTGTCTGTTACGCTTAAGTGATTCTTCAATCACTGCTGCGTTGTACTCTTCAGTGTCATACTCGACACCACGGTAAGTGACTTTTGCCATTGGGTTTCTCCAAAGTAGTAGGGATTTTACTCCGTTCCTTTAGTCAACTTGTGCGTCCTGCTAACAGGATGAACGATCCGTTCCGAGTCGGCTTACTTGCGTCCCCCAGTCGAAGGGGGGGATGAACGATTGTGTTAATAATAACACAGTTATATTATATAGTCAAGTAGTTATGTAAAAAACCCTACAGAGCAAAAAAATACCGGGGTTTTTTGCCCCGATATTTTGGAATTAAAAGTCAATTTTGGTTTATACCTTTCTTTTTTTCTTTGATTGTTTAGGTGATTGATACCCCCAAAGGTATGGTTTTATAGTGCCACTACCATAATCAATAGTCTTTAAACCATTTTTAAATTTATCCCAATACATATCAAAAAGATTAACTTTGGTACCTCTAGTTAAATCAAAATGAACCTTACTATCATACTCATATTGAATGATATAAGAATCAGTAGGTGCTTTCTTTGTACGAACATCACCTAAAGAACCATCTTCAATAACTATATCACATCCATATTGAGATTTTATTTTTTCCTTCTCTTCTTTTGTCCATATATTTTTTTTTCTTTCAGGTTTTTTTGCTTCTTTTACAGTAGTCATTATTTGTCACCCCATACAATATTAGAATATGCTCCTTCAACTATTTCTCTTGTAATATTATACTTATCAGAAATTAATTTATCCTTAGCAAGAACAACAATCTCTGCCTCTAATGGATGAAGACCTTGAAGAATATTAATAAACATCGTTTCACGACGTATATTACTCATGGCATCATTACCACCTCGGATAAAGTTATAAAAATTTTTAGATTCTCTACGAATAGTTGTATGACCTTGTTGATCACTCACACCTAAAGAAAAATTTCCTGTCTCATGCATAGTACGAACATCATGAGATATTTTAGTACTCAAGGTTCCATTATAAGTATTCTGTTCATCATATCCAACATAAGGAACAGGACCTTCTGGAAGTATTGATTGTATAGATTCATCAAAATTCCATATAAGAATTCTTCTTAATGATTGATCATCATATTTTTGAAGAGTTGCTATTTTTTTTGCTTTACTCCTTGAACGAGATACTAAATCCAACACCTCAAACACTAAAGGTCTGGATGGTAAATTGTCAACAACAAAAGGTGTAGCCTTTTTATTTCTTGTTACTGTTGGTTTAGTTTTCGTCTTCTTCGTCGTAGTCATAATTGTTTTCAAATCTGAATGCTATAACCTCATCGGGAACTAAATTTCCCATTTCATCGAACATTTCAGGGTGAGGTCGTGGTATCTCCTGATAGTTCATCATGTAGTCTCTTGCAATCCATCCACCTAGTGCTCCTGCACAAAATAATAAAAAAGATATAGGCAACACTAAGACTAGTATAGTTTCTATGGTCATTTGTTACCTCCTTTAGAATTATTTTTTTTTCCTTAAATTTAAGGAAAATTCAAAGTAAATGTCTATCTCTGTATTAAAGAAACAAACAACATTATCAAATATAATGTGAAATGGTTTTCTTTTTTTCTTACCCCCACTAAGAATAAAATCAATACCTCTATTTAGAGGGATGTTGACATTATTTAGTTTAGTCGTTGATAATTTTTTGTTCTTTGAGGTATTTGATTGTGTCAATACATCCTCCTAGTTTTTTTCCATCACATACTACCTGTGGAAAGGTAGATCCTTCACCAAATTCACCATGAAAAGCATCTTTATCAAATTGTTCACCTAAAGTATACACCACAAAGTTAATTTCTGTCAACTTTAATACTTCTTTTATCTTTTCACAATATGGACAATCATTCTTAGAAAAAACTGTATAATTCATATCTTTTTGATAAGTCATAATAATTTATACAAGAAAAAAGGGGAGTCAAACTCCCCTTGTGTTCTCACCAACACACTTCCCCCACCACAGGAAAGTGACTTCAATCCCAAAACTACAAGGATGTTGAAGATGTAGATATTATAAGAGATTTTTAATCATATGTCAACACTAAAATGAATATAATGTGCTTCGTGCTTGTTCGAACTTATTTTTAGATTCTTGTCGTTTGGTTTCACATTCTTCAAGTTTAGTATTCTTTTCATCAGATCCTTCTTCTAATAATTCTGCTTTCACTCCAAGTTTATCCGCTTCTGCATAAAGATTATTTGAAGCATCCACAAGGTCTTTAACAGAATTGAATTGATCTTCATTTAATATCTGAACAACCTTTTTATTATCATATGAAACATTTTCAACACTAGTAGAATCAGGAAGGTCTGAAAGGCATATCTCAACACCCTCACTATCTAATATCCATACTTTAGTACCAAGACCTGGATATTCCTTTTCAGGTTTTCTTCTCTCTACATATGAAGTATCAGAACTCCATTGATTGGTAGTCGAATTATATATTTTTTTAATGGATGTTATCCATGTATCATCACTCGTCTTTTTATAATAATGCTTGATGTATTGCGTCATTTGTTTTTTTAGTTATTTAGATTTCACTTCACCATTTATAACCATCATATCTAAATGAGAATTATTAAAGAACTCATTTGCTTCTTCAGGTGTTTCTACTATTGGTTCTCCATTTCCATTCATACTGGTATTTAATAGCACAGGAACACCAGTTAATTCATAGAATGCCTTGACTAATCTATAGTAGTTTGGATTCGTCTTCTCATTGATGGTCTGGAACCTCGCAGACCCGTCTACATGAGTCACAGCAGGTATTTTATCTGATTGTTTTACAGGTGCCGTATAGAGCATATAAGGACTAGGTATGGGGAAATCAAACCAGTCTTTATAATGTTCTTCCAATACTACAGGAGCAAATGGACGGAACCATTCTCTCTTCTTGACTACATGATTAATAATATCTCTGGTGTGTGGATTTCGAGGGTCAGCAAGTATAGAACGATTACCTAGTGCTCTTGGTCCGAACTCAGATCTACCCTGAAACCATCCAATAATTTTTCCATTCGCAAGTTCTTGTGCCAACTGTTTATAATCTGGTTCCTGTATCTGATAATCCTTTCCAGTATAACAAAGATCTTTCTGTTCATAATCATGTCTTGGCTCACCGAAGATATGATGTGAGACATAGAGTGCTGAACCCACAGAAGTTCCATCATCACCACAGGCAGGATAGATATGATAATTCTTGAACTTAGATTCCTTTACTATTTTTGCATTTGCATTACAATTCAAAAATGATCCACCAGACAGACAAAGATTCTTTGTCTTATCATCCATGTCCTCAATAACTTGTAGAGAAACTTGTTCTAATACTTGTTGAACTGTTGCTGCAACATCCATCTTATGTTTAATCTCATCAGTATATGATTGCCAATCAAACTCAAATGGTGTTCCATAGGATGCTAGACCCATCGTAGTTCCTGCCTTATGAAGTGCTGGACCTAATCCTAACTTCTCTGTCACCTCACCATATAATACTCCTTCCATT